AAGCCTTAATGAAGGGTTGTTGTGGCCACAAGCCGACAGGGAAAGCACAGCCTTCCGCTTTGGCAATAGCTTACCGCTTTGCCTCTGCTTTCAACTGTGCATACAGTTCAGGATTGGTCTTGAACAGTCGGCCCTGTTCAGTGAGGTTGAAGTGTTCCTTGCTGAAGGGGTTTTTCAGGCCAGCGGGGATGCCAGCAGTGGAGCGTGTGGCAATGGGTGCTCCGGTGCCGACAGGTTTGGCAGCTTGCTTGAACAGGTACGGCCTGCGCTGCTGCAGGTCGGCCACCCATTGATCAAGGGGCACTTCGGTGTAGCCATCTTTGATGACGGGTTCACCGGCCTCGTTGAGGGTCAGCTTGTCGCCTTCCAGGCGCAGCACTGCCTCAGGGTCGTGGACTTGATCGGCCAGCTTGGAGACGACACGGGAATCCAGCTTGAGCATCCTGACCTCCTGCTCCAAGGCAGTGATCTGCTCTTGGTACTTGGCTTCCCGGTCACGGAACTGCTGCTCGTAGACCTTGAGGGCATCCTCGTATTTGCCCTTGCGCTCGGCTTCAGCTTGCTCAGTTTTGCGCTTGAAGTCGAGCAGTTCCTTGACATCTACATCATCGGGGATGTCACGGACCTTGGCTTTTGCCCGTTTGGCCTCGTCTAGGAGTTCCTTGTTTTTGCGGCGTAGGGCTTCGAGTTCAGTGTTGATGGAATCATCGGGTGCATTGGACTCCACAGGAGCCGTTGCTTGATCTTCTGACATGCCCACAGGGCAGGATTGCCCACTAGGTTGCCGGAGGTGCCTCTAGCGGTTCTTCAGGCTGCTCCTGCGGTGGTTGCTGCTGGGCGTTCATGTTGGCCGACAGCATCGCCTCCTGCTCTTGCATCCGAGCCTCCCGCAGGGCATTGGTCGCCTCGACCTCAGCGTCTACGTCGAAGTCGTCCACAAAGATCTCGCCATCGGCCAGCTGGATCAGCAAGGTTTCCAACGTGATGCCGCCGAGACTCCACAGCTTGACCAGCTCGGCCATCTGCGCAGGCTCCAGCCGCTGACTCACAAAGTCCGTGTTGACCATGCTGCTGCCAGGCTCGCCAATGCCCAGGTAGTCGGCATGGAACTTGAGGCAGTTGTCGATCAGATCCTGCAGCTGCAGCGCCACGTTCATCAGGGCCGAATCACCCTGGCTGCGGTCAATGGATTTGGCAGTGGCCGTTTCTGCGGCCATCTTCTGCCCGATGATCGCCGCTAGCCCTAGCTGGTTGATCTGCTCTTCGATCTTCTCGAGCTGCTGGAAGCGGGCCTGGAAACTCTGACCAGCAGGTTCAACAAACTCGACCCGTGCATCCTGCGGCAACGCAATGGCCGATTCTGGCCCTGCCTCGATCTCGTCCAGCTCTGCAGGCACCCCGTAGAGGAACTGCCTAGGCGTGGCAGAGATGTGCAGCAGGTTGGATTGGTCGCTGTCGCAGCGGTAGGCCTTGAGGTTCAGCCAGGCGATCTCCTCCAGCGGCGGGGCAGACTCCAGCAGACCGACACGATTGGCATAGGCCACGGCAAAGGGGATGTCGGGCAGGCTGGTCTGGCCTTCATCGACCAACGTCCAGTCACCACCTTGACTGGGGCGCTTGCGGAACAGGCGGAACCGACCAGGCTCCAGCACGCGGACCTGTTCGACCACCTCAGTGCCCCATTCGTTGTAGGGCAGTTCAAGGCGTTCGTACAGCCGCAGCATGGTCAGCTTCTGCGTGCCATCCCGCAGATCTGCCCGCCAGTCAAGAATATCGCGAGGGGTATAACTTACCCAATACGGGCGATCCGTGGTCTGGCCATCTTCACCACGGCCATAATCAACCAAAACGCCCATGTGGCCGTAACGTATAAGTTGACGGCAGAAGTTATAGGCCCAGACTTGTAGATCGTTCTGCTGCAGGTCTACGTCGTACAGATGCTCGGTGACCACATCCGAAACACCATCAAGCCGAATGGGCTTCCGGGTGACCATGCCAGCCAGCATGGCCTCCATCCGCTGGAAATATGGCGGGCAGATGGAGTTGGCCAGGCGGTTCTTGTATGATTCGTCCGCCTCCTTCGGCTCCTGCGGCAGCCATTTGGTGCCGAGGGCCTGCATTTGGAGGGTGCCACCGGAGAGTGCTTCCAGCAACTCCCAACGGGGTTGCATCCGCCTCCAGGCCAGACCCGGATCCTCAACACGGAGGTCAAGGATGCTGGGCGTGGTCAGAAGCTGAACAGGGCCGGTGGTATTAAGCATGGGCCGAGCTGCACCGCATTAGCAAGCCGTTGAGGTCGGCAAACTTAATGGTTTAGTTTTCCTGGTTCGTCTGGCCAGTGATGTTGCTATTTGGCGTAACGGCTTCGCAACGCTTGGCACAGGAGGTGCAGACAAGCCAGTCGGTATAGCCCGCAAGGTTCCTCTCGGAAACCACCTTTACAGGCGCACCGCAGCAATCGGAAACGTCTTTGGTCATGCAAGCCTCCCCACGCAGCCAGTCGGCGGTTTCGCCTGGGTCGAGGTCAAGACCTTTGCTGCCACGGCACTCCACCTCTTCGGCAATCACGCGCATTGCAATGCGGGCAAGCGGAACCGCCATGGCCCAATCATCTATAGCGCATGGGATGCGTTGAAACTCATCTGCCAGACGCTGCACGATTGAGTCAGGCGGCGGCGTTTCGTCGTCTAGCGCGGCGGTGTAATACTCGTTGTCGTACTGACCTAGGTAGTCCTTAACCGTTTCCTGCTCCGGTAGGGGCCTCGGATAATCTGGGTCCATCGGTGCGCCTCCTGAGGGCGTAGCGGTCACGGGCCGGGCAGGTCGCACTGCGCCGGTCCACCCCACATGGTACTGGCACCAGTACCTAGCACTACTCCGGCTTAAGAACGCGCCTGATGCGGGTGGACACGGTGCCATCAGCATTGATGGCAATGACATGGTGAACTTGAGGTTCACCGTGCTTTGGCTTGAGGATGCGCCCTACGGCAGTCACAGTTGGCTTCATGCTGTTAGGGCGGATGATTGACAGTAACGACAATCAACCACGCCCGCGCTTGGCAATCATGCTCTTCAGGCTGCGCTTTGCTCCTGCTGCCTTGCGGTTATCAGCAGCAGAGCGGAACGGTGAACTCTTGCGGGCTGCACCACTGAGTTGCTTGTAGCGGGCCTTGGCAGCACTGGCTGGTGCCTTATCCGTGCGTGCAGGAGCTTTGCCAGCGTTGCCTGCCTTGGACTTGGCAGTTGCTGCAGCCTTGATGGCCCCACTGGTCGCTGCAGCCTGACCGCCGGACATCTTGCCGCCTTTGCCGACGGTGAAGGCCACACCACGACCAGAAGCCGTAGCACTGCTGCGCAACCCACCAGCACGCTCCTGGGCACCTTTACCACCAGAGAAGCCTTTGGCCTTGAGGCGATCACCAAGGCCAGTGGTGCCTTTGGCCTTCAGTTCAGCGGCTCGGGCGGTGTTGGCCTTGCGGGTGGAGGCTGCCTTGCTGGTGCCACCACCACCGCCACCTCCGGTGCCAGAGAAGCGACCATTTTTGTCGCGCTTATAGGTGCGGGCCATGGCAGGGCGGATCACTGCCCCTAGTTTTCCTAGTAGACCCGGATGCCACGGACGGCCCTACTTGCGGCGACGGCGAATGGTGCCAGAAGGCTTGGCACTGGCCCGCACCTGCATTCGCTGCCTAACGGAACCATCAGCACGCAACGGCGGCGTATCAGGTTTCGGCCCAAACCCAGACTCTTTGCCGATTCTCCCCTTTGCCCTTCTGACAATAAGCCGAGCCATAGCAGCTTTATCACCGCGAGACGTGCGTATCTGCAATGCTTTTGTTGATGGCGACTTTGCGCTAATAGTGCCAGAAGGTTTAGAACGTGAACGCATGGTCTGCGCTTCACGCTTTCCAGCTCCTGTGCCAGAAAAACGCCCGTTCTTGTCGCGCTTATAGGTGCGGGCCATGGCGGACTGATCTTTGCCGCTAGTTTTCCTAGTACACCCTAATGCCACGGACGGCCTTGCCTGCAGTGGCACGGCCAACCTCAAAGAGACGATGCACGAGATATCCGAGTCCGTCATTCATATGATCGAAGCCATTTTCCTTGTCAGGCTCACCTTTATCCGTCCAGCACTGCAGCTCCAAGCATTCGATCAGCTTCTTGCAGCCTGGGCTGACCCATAGCCTTGTCTCCCCGTTGCCGTTCTCCAGGGCTGCCTGCACGCTGGCCACACGATCCCTAACGGGTGGGTTGGCCGAGGGGGCCATGTTGCTGATGTCGTAGCTCTGCAGGATGGCAATATCCGAGCGGGAGCTGTTGGTCGAACGGTTGCGGCCTGATGCGTCGGGGTATCCGAGGATTCTGGAATCAGGGAACCTGCGGCGGATCTCCTTTCCTAGGGCATCGGTGTCATGGGCACCGGCCACCTCATCAAAGACAAACAGCTCACGACCACGACGGACCGCTAACACAGCGTTGGTATTCCCAACGTTGAAGTCAATCCCGACCAGAATGCTCTCATCTGGATGGGGCCTGCTGTGATCGTAGTCTTTCTCGATTTTCGTAGTGGGATCAATGAGTGGCGGGAGTGGACGAACGTGGTGAGCACGATTGAAGCGGTCGTAGACCGTGCCCGTCGTCAGGTTGACGAATTCCCCATTTAGATAGCTCTGGATCAAGTTGGCCGGGTAGTTGGCCACCAGGCTGGGAATGAAGTCGTCCGGTAGATGGGGGTTGTCTTCCGTCTTGGCTTGGATCAGCCGGGTGTCATCCTTGGCATCGCGCTGGAACGTTTGGAATGCCCAGCCGTAGCCTTCTGGTGTGGTGGCAGCGTAAAACTGGCGGATGTTGCCAGCACGCAAGCGGGCCAGGGCCATCCTTGTGGCATTCTCCGCAATGCGCATCGGGGCAGTATCAGCTTCATCGAAGCCGATGGCGCAGAGGTTCTGACCACGGATGCGGTTCCAGGTTTCCATGGTCCGCAGCAGGATGGTGTGCTCTCCTTCTGCGAACGTCAGGACGTATTCAGGCAGGGGGCTAACGCGGAAGGTAAACGGGATCTGCCATTCCGTTAGCAGGTCGTCCATGGTCCGCTCGAGGATGTCGCGGAGCATGGGTGCGACAGGCTCGAACAGGGCTGAGGCATAGCCGATGTTCTGTGCGGCCAAGGTGACGGCTTTGGCAACGAGGCCATAGGTTTTGCCAGCACCGAAACCACAGACCAGGCCGAGTTTGCGGTGTGTGGTGTCTTGGCAGAAGGCCTGCTGATGGGGGAGGAGGTTGGCCTGGATGCGGGCTAGGACTTCGGTGGTAGAGGGTGCTGAGGATGCCGAGCTATCGGCATAGAGGACGTGACCGGAGGATTCGGCGAGGATGGTCACGAACAGATTTTGGCCAGCCTGGCAGCGGTATTAATGGCACCCAGAGCGATGTGGTATTGACCAGCACGACGGGCTTCCATTTGCAGGGTGGAGCACTGGGAGAGGAGGTCAGCGACCATTTGGGGTCGTTCTAGATCCCAGTCGGCCTTGAGCTGCTCACGGGCGAGCTTGAGGTAGGAGTCAACGGTGCGATCACCAACCCCCCAGTTTTCGGAGGCATACCGTATGCAGTCAGAGCGGCGCCCACCGTTAGCGATGATGCGAGCAAGGCGGCTGGCACGCTCAATGGTTTCTTGTTTGGTACTGCGAGGTGGAGCCATCAGGCTGCCTCCTGGGACTCCGTGAAGTGAGCGTCTGAGGGGATACAGACAGCGGTGTGACCTGTGAAGTCTTCCCAGCGTTTGACGATGACGTCGCAGTAGACGGGGTCGAGTTCCATGAGGCGAGCGTGGCGGTGGGTGCGCTCTGCTGCGATGAGAGTGGTGCCAGAGCCACCGAAGGAATCGAGGACGATATCTCCTTGCTTGGTGGAGTTGCCCATGAGGTATTGAAAGAGGTCAACGGGCTTCATGGTTGGGTGCTCACCGTTACGACGGGGCTTGTCGAATTCAAGAACAGTGGTCTGCTTACGATCTGATGCCCAGAAGTGGGCAGCACCTTCGGTCCAGCCGTAGAGGCAGGGTTCGTGTTTCCATTGATAGTCTTGGCGGCCCATGACCATGACTGATTTGACCCAGACAAGGCATTGACGAACTTTCCAGCCTACGTCGAATGCGGCTCCTCTGAAGTTGAAGCCTTCTGAGTCTGCGTGCCAGATGTAGAATGATGCGCCTGGCCTGAGGAAACAATTAGCGGTGTTATAGACATCAACAAGAAACTGCCTAAAAGCAGCATTAGACATTGAATCATTTTTGATTGTGAGAGCGTCTTTGGTTTTGCCTTCGTAGGAGACGTTGTATGGGGGGTCAGTAAGCCAGAGGTCTGCGGGTTTGTTTTCCATCAGACGCTCTAGTGCTAGAGGGTCGGTGGAGTCACCGCAGAGGAGGCGATGGTTGCCGAGGATCCAGAGGTCACCGGGTTTGGTGATGGGGTCGGCTGGGGGCTCGGGGACCTCATCGGGGTCGGTGTTGCCTTCTACGGGGTCAAGGGTCTGGGTTTGATTGAGGAGCTGTTCGAGGTCTTCCGGTTCAAACCAGGGTTCAAGGTCGTGTTCTTCGCTGAGCTGGTGGAGCATTTCAGCGTCCCACTCCGACAGTTCAGCGGCACGGTTATCGGCTAGGGCTAGG